CATTTTTGGCTTCCACTCCTTTGTCATAAGCTGTTTTAACCGCGGCACTGGTTGCGACGGTGTCTGCGCTGTTGCTATTTACTGCAGAGGATTTTTTGCTGTTAGGAATAACATTGCCAAGCGCACGTGTATTGGAGTCAATAAGCTGTTTTATCTGATAGGCTGTTTTAGGCGTTAAGGCCAAATCCTCACTTTGGCTATCGTAGCCTGTGTAGAGTTTGGTTATCCCATATTGAGTTAATGTCGCCTGAGCAATCTCACTCAACGCAAACCCCCAGCGTACCCAATATTGGGAGTTTGATTCATTCGGGCGGTTGTTTTTACTGTCTTTTAATGCACGGTAGCTTACGCCATCAAACTGGATACAAGAGCCTTTTGTATAGTTTTGTGTGGCAGACCACTCTGGCAAGCCTCGTTGCATTAAATAAGTATGTTTTTCGTCAAGGCGTTTAAACAAGAAGTTAAACCACTCCATCGGTGGGATTCCTCCTGTTTGTTCAAAGGAAATTCCCCAACCACGCAATAAGTCTGGGAAATTATCGACCTCGCCTTGTTTTGCAGATGACGCAAAAATGCTTTCATCTGGCTTATTTACTAATGCCATATTTGACCTCTATATTAGGTTAAAAAGATATTGCACACCTGCTTGGCGTGGCAGAATATCTAGGTGATTGATTGCGAATTTTTTAAAATCAGATGTGCTAGTACTTGGCACAGAGATAGAGACGGTCATATCGTAGTTATCGACAATGTGGCAGCCTTCGCCAAAAATAAATAGGCACGCCTCAATCAAGTTTGGTAGCGTGCCTATTTGGTAGTTTTTGAGGATTCTGCATTTAATCAAGAATCGATAATCATCATCAGATAATCTGACAGAATCAGACAGTGGGTCTCGTTTTCGATACCATTGCGCACCGCCTAGCCTTTTTTTGCTAAATCCCAGTGCGTGAGGTGAATTGCGGAAACCAAAAAATTTACGTAATTGATAGCCATTAATAACCCTAAATTGCCCAACGTGTTTACCGACCAAATCCAGCTGATGGCCTGTTGCTGTTTCAATATTCAGCACATCTTGCAATCGATATAAATCGACAAAGCCTTGCCCGATAATGTTTTCAAATAGCTTAATCGTTGAGACGGCTTTGGGCTTGTTTCGGTACTGCCAAATTAACAAATCAGAATAGCCCATTATTCCACCTCAATGGTTATATCCGTTGCTAAAATTCGGATTAATTCACGTGGTTGCGCGGTAATGTTTTCCGTGGTGAGAGACTGCCCTTTACGCCCGATTTTTAGTTCTTTCACCCAGAAACCGCCTACTTTATTAATTGGCGAATAAAGTCGGGAAAGCGAAAGATTTTGCCCGATGCCAAAACGTTGAATGGATAATAATCGTTTGATTTCATCCTTATCTACTTCAGTAAAATCCTCATATCGAACACAACGCATAGACACTTGCACATCAACAGGTGTTGCACGGTCGAACCGTAATGCTCTACGCTCGCCATTTACCGTTAAAGTTGTTTCTGTTGCGCCTTGCAGCCCCACCCCAGCCCCTTTATTTTCATAAATAACGTGAGCGATTTGCTCATCTTTCCCGCCATCTACAATAATATTCAACGAATTAGGCTCAACACCATATTTATCTCGTTGTTTAGTATTGTTTTCCAGCACTTTAACTTGTCTAACATCAGGCAATGCGGCAATTTTTGACTGGATAGCATCAGCTGAGTTTTGCGCATTTTTGGTTCGGCTGATGAAAAAACGTTCTCGTAATTGCAAGTCGGTTTCTTCTTCCTCGCCAATTTCGGCATTTTCAAATGTGGTAGCCGAAGTTAGCCCAAGCGTAACGGTCTCAATGGTTAAATTCGTGTTCTTTATGAGGTTAAACGCACCCAATTCTTCGCTGCGAAAGTCTGCACGAGCAGAACCATTACTATCTAGTTGTACATCTGCTGTTAATACCCACCGCACTTTATGTGGGTCAGACACTACAATCCCCGCATAAAGGTGAGTTAATGGCTCCCCTGTCAAAATCACTGAGCGCAAATAACTATAGCTTGCCGCTCGTCTTATCAATCCTGCATAAGCGACTCGCTGATCGAGCCAAGCACCTGTCGCAACATCAGGATCTAACTGTCGATATACGTTCTCGGCAAGCTCCTCAATATCCATCTTCATTTGAGCAAGTAAGCCCACCATTTGCCCATCTGGCGAGTTGGGCGATAGGTCGATATTCTGCCCATAGATTTGTCTAAATCCATCTTCAAATCGTGCCACGATTTCGTTTAATCGCTCAATTTGGATGCCTGTTTCAATCAGTTTTGCCATATTTTCTCCAATAAAAACCGCACTTTAAGAGTCATAACGTGCGGTTTGTTGCTGTCCATAAATATCTTGGTAATCAATCGATATGGTCAGCTTGCGTGTATCTGAATCAAAATTAGCTTGGTAATCAGTTATTCTGCTTACACCTTCAGTTTCCAACATATAGCGTTTTATTTTGATTTCCCAGTCTGCCATATTTACCCCGCGCCCCATTTGTTCAAGCCAAGGCAAACCGTGTTCTAGGTCTAAAAACCAGTCATTAGTAAATGACCAAAGGCGAGTTTGTACATTTTGAGCAATTGCATCTGATTCTGTTGCGTAGTTCGAAAAGCCTTGCCCAAATGTCCAATCGTGCTCTTTATTAAGTCGTCTTACTCTCATTCTGGCACTCCTGTTTTACCGCCACTGTCGCCTGTATGTTTATGGGTTTTGCCTGAAATACCGCCCGCTTTCACATCCATATCGCTCGATATAACGCCTGTGGAGCTATACGAGCCTGTTTGCGAGGTATCGCCATGATGTTCGATATTTCCTTTAATCAAAATCGAGCCGTTTTTGATTCTAATGTATGTGCTGCCATCAAGGGTTTGCATGGATAACCCTTCAGTAAAAAATCCATCAATAGCTTTCGGCACAGAGCATATGCCAGGAATAAACATCGCATCGGATAAATCATGTAGCCTAAAATCTAAAGGCGTTGATGCGCTGCCGTTTTGCCACCATCCGTCAATGCAACGCTCGGAAAATATCGCCATCCCCTCATCGCCTGCTTTAAGCGGGAATGTCACCGCAAAGCCACCGCCTCGAGGAAAGCTCACGGGTACATCAAGAAGTGGTGGTATATCTGCCCCACTCCCATCAACTAACTGCATTTTTATTTGTATCGCAAGTGATACAGTTTGTTTTGCGGGGTTAAAACTCACGACTTTTGCAGGAAGTGCGGTATGTAAATTCAGTTGATTTTGTTGAATTTGATGGTCGGTTGCGGTTTCTGGCGTTGCTAAGGTTTGTGCGTAATTCATTTTTTCTTATCCTTGCTTTGCTTATCTGCTTTTTTATCGGATTTCTGACCGCTCTTTTCTTTTTCCACTTTTTGAAATTTGCCCCCGACAACCGTCATTTTGCTGTGCCAATCCCCACCGATACCATCGCCAGAATGCGCAAGTTTTACAATCTTGTACTCACCATTGAAGTACTCAATGATAGATTCAACTTTCACAAGTCCGCCAATTTGTAATGCAGGGTTGAGTAAACAAGTCAGCTCCAATCCCTCATCAGTTTGTTCTGGTGCATTAATCATTCCTGTATCTTGGGAAACCAGTACGGCATCATCACTTAGCACTTTATCTTTCGGCAGGAAAATGAGCGCACCATCTTGGATAGACCAATCAGCCTTATTATTGCGTGCAATTTTGGTGAGAATATCTCGACTATTGCCGTTTAATACTCTGCCTCGAGGAAGTTTGCGCTGATTAGGAACATCAATGGCGCCAGACTGTACTTTAGGCATGGTCTTTTGCAATTCCTCAACAATCTGCTTGTCTGTTGCTCCTGCTTTTAATGTCGTTTTAGCTCTAGACTGAGTATAGGCTTGATGCCCATCTGAACACTCAAGCGTAAGAACAAAATCCAATCCCTCTCGTTGGATTCTTGTCTTGGTAATATCTCCCGCATAGATTTGGCGTAACTCGCCATAACCAACTGATAAGGCAACTTTCTTATAGTCTTGGCTTAATAATTGGTTGATATGGTCTCGATTTAAGTTCCACACTTGGATTTTAGCGGGATTAGGCTTTTCATTGATGGTTTTATCAATTTCAAACGCAACACGTAATTGCTCAATGCTTAACGTTTCTTGGTCGTTACTAATGTCGAGTTTCCAACGTCTGCCAAATTGTTTCATTGTCTCTCCTTGCGCTATTTAGCAAGTTCAATAAGGACATTTGCCAACGGTGTAATACATAAAGCAAACAAGCCAAGCGCAACAATAATAATAGATAATGCGATTGCACCTCGCATAATCGGACTTGCATTTGTTTCCATTTCTAACCCCTCTTTCAAGTGTATTTTTAACTTAGTTTTGCTATACTTACTCAAAATTTGTTCCTTCTTTATTGGGAAAGTTGGAATAAAAAACCCCGATAGTGCCTAGCTATCGGGGTTATTTTTATCTATTAATTTACGATGCCTTTTCGCCTATATACAAAAAACATCGAGCGCCCAAATCTTCCATGCTCATTGGGTCTAATTCAGCACCACTTTCATCGTCCAAATAGAAGAAATAAGGCTGTGTAGTGCGAGCCAATAATGGTACTCCGCACGCAAGCGCATGACCTCGGCAAATCTGCTTTTGATTTACTAGCTCAAATACATCCATTGCCCAAAACTGTCCAATGCTATTAAATCGCAAGGTTAAGCGGATTTTTATGCCGTTAAATTCAAAGGTTTGCTCCTGATAAGGATGTTGTGTTAATGGAATTTTACGCATACGTCTTACCATCATTTAAAAAGATTGAAAAGCGAGGAGGTTCTTTTAGGTATATCGTTCTTTGGTTGAGTAGAACCTTGTTGTGATTTTGTTGCGGATTGAGCCGCTGCTCGACCACTTTTACTCTTGCCCGATACCCCTGTCTTAGATTTAGATTGAGCCGTTTGTGTCTCAACAATAAATATCTCACGAGCCGTTATGGTAAATGTCGCACTGCCATCTTGTGACTGATTGACTGCTACAGATTGGATTAGCATGTTTTTGTACAAGTTAATGCCTGTTTGTATATCAATCGTTTCCCCTGATTTCTGACAAGCGACAAGGTCGGCATAACATTTTTGCACCCTACTATCCCCTGCACTGCTATCAAGCAATCCGCCTAGCCCAAAATCAGGCAAAAAAGGGGCAATGGCTCGCGCCTGATTAAGGATGCTCTTCGCTTGACTGTATGCTCCTGCGACTTGGCTAATCGCTCTTCCTGCTCTCGCAATAGATTGCGATGTTTGAGTGATAACCTTAACTGGCAGGGGGAAACTATTAAGGAAGTCTATCCCGCCACGAATATTACCGATAAACGGAAGGTCTAAACCAAAAGTCGAATGGTCGTGATCAACCATTACACCATTAATGGTAACTTGTTTAGGCTGAATAACCGCATGGTCAGCAATGGCTGCACCTGATTCAATCGGGTTTTCTGTAATAGATAAATCCGACTGATGGTCTTCTGTTGTAACCACATCAAAGGTAATTTTGCCAATCTTACGATTGGATACTTGAGCAAAATTTAACATAGAGGCTACCCCACAACAGGTGAAAGTTGATTATTGATCGCGCGAGCCGATTGGTCTGCCACTGCTTTCGGATTATCCGTACCTTGGATATTTTGCGTAATGGTGATTTTGTTGTTGCTATTTTTGACACTGTTATCCGCATTTGAAGTTTTATTATTGACTCCTGCCGCTGCAACTTGTGGTGCAGAAGCATAAGAAGGATCAAACATCATCGTGTCATAGGCTTTCGTATTTTGACTTGCCGTACCTACCTTTTCGCCACTATCACTAAACCACCCTTTTATTGTATCAACAATCGGCGCAATATATTGGTCGTAATAGCCCTTAACCCAATCAAATGCACTTTGGAATGGTTTTTTAATCCAGTCGGTGACTTGGGCAAACTTGGTCTCAATAACATCCAAGTCTAACTGTTCGCCAGTAAATAAATTCCATAACCCAACAACAATCGCAAGCCCAAGTTTAAACGGTAACTCAAGCATATCTGCGATAAGGGATAATGTTGCACCAATTGGATCGACGCTAAAATTATCGACAAAGTTTTTCCACGTGGATTTTACCCATAAAAGTGCGCTCTTAAATGGCTTCCAAAATTCACCTAATGCCGTTTCTCCGCCTTCAAGATAAGTGATGAAGTCATCAACAAGTAAAAACAAGGCTGCAACGCCCGCTATAATCAATGTGACAGCGTTGGTCGCAAAAGCTAATAACATCCGTCGACTTAACCACAATAACGCTGCACCTAATGCGTAGATTAAGTTTTTCCACCCAACAGTATGCTCAACAACATTATCGATGGCTGCGGCTAACTCAAACAAGAATGAAAGAATTTTGCCAAAGCCGTTGAGTGTGGCCTTGATAAACTCATTATTCTCAGTGAACCATTTTGTAAACCGTTCGGCTAATCGCTGAATGGATGGCGCAACACGGAGTGATACATATTCGCCAATAGCCGTAAATGCCTGAGAAACCTGCGTCAACGCATCTTTAAAAGCGGCGGCAGTTTCTGCATTTTCTGCGTTACCCACCCCAAGCGTAAGCGCGCTCGCAAGAGCGATTTGTTCTTTCAGCTCATCATTACTAAGACGCAAGGTTTGAATCATCGAACCATCAATGCCAAGTTTAGCAAGCATCGCAATTTGTTCTTGCTCGCCCATTGCTTTCATCTTGTCCGAGATTTCCCCCAGCATTTCGCTTGAGGTTTTAACATCCCCATTCGCTTTTTTGGCGCTTAGCCCATATTGCTCAAATGATTTCGCCCCTCGACCGATACCCGTTGCCGCCTCACCTATAACACGAGATAATCCCTCAATAGACGATTGGGCGGCCTGTGCGGATGAGCCATTGACCTCTGCGACCTT